GCGAGTCTACTCTTTCGAGCGTAGATAAGTGCGAGTTTCCATGCACATTCTTAGAGAGATCTTGTTTCCCTCATGGAGTCGTCCGATAACGGACAGCTGCCGAAAGGCAGCGCCTGGGATATTTCCCAGGATTACTTACGCATGAGCTCTATGCCATGCACTACAGTCCTGAAACCAGGATTGTTTCTTCGAACTCACGAGAATAAGTACCATCGTGAGTTTTCATACTTCTGTAAGGAAGTAATTGGTCCGTGTATGGACCAAGACAAGGGCGTTCCGCAAGTGAACGTTCTATGGGATGCTGAATCCCTTTTCGGTGCCAGGTTACCCTGTCACATTACTGGACTTGAGAAACGTCTCAAGTTTGAAGATATGCCAACCATTTGGCATATGCAGACGGTCCTCTACAAGGGGACGTTTTGGTTCGGACGTTTGATCCGAAAAGACAGTGCCGGAAGGCACAATCCGAACGGAGTAGCGATACTCCGTCTTTTAGCTGGCCTGAGAGGTTTCTCAGGAAAGCAGAGGGTTGACCAAATTGTCAACCTAAAACCAAGCCGTCAAGGCTTGCACAAGCTGAAGCAAATTCTTGCTACAGTCGACGGACTAGTCATGCAACTGGTCCTAAGCTTCCCTACATGGGAAGAACTCCTGGGTTGGCCCAGGATCGAGCAGATTCAAACCTGCTTAATCAGTCAGCTTTTACCTGACTATTTCCGGGATGAGATCCCGGAGAATCCTTCTTGTTACGAGAAGATTAAGCGCATTCGTGGCGCTATTAAAGAGGTTGGTTTCAACCCTATTGGAGATTTACGCTCCATTGAGATCCCGCGAGAGATCTCGTTTTTCAAAGTCATCACTGACTTTATGGCCGATGGGAAAACTCCCATCGATATGTATCGTGTGACTTTAATGTCACAGACGCGTGCTGCGGGGGTCCCCCCCCGCTCTGTCTACCTTAAGACCCTTAAGGAGATCAAGGAGATTCTTACAGAACCTCCAGATCACACCGTCTACGAACGGGTGAAATTCTATATCGCTGAAGGTATAGATATGATCCACCAGGAAGTGGTGGAGAGTCTCGGCAGCGAGTCATCTGCCGAGAGATGGTGGTCACGGGTCATAAACCGTGCCAAAATATCGCTAAGCGATAGTGGGGAGTTCTTTACGAGCTCCGAAAACGGCGGGAAGCTCGAGCAGGCCCGCCAGATACTTAGGGGTAACCCTAAGATTCCCGAGTTAAATCTCGAGACCGGTCTTCCCACGGGGAAGATCCTTGTTCCGGGTGAGGATTCACACGGAGAATGCCTGTTTCATTGGGCATGCAACCAGTTCGCCGACAGGCGGACTGTATACGACAGAAATGTAATGTCTGTCAGAGTTTCCCTAGTTGCAGAACTGGGGAAATACCGTGCGATAACAGTATCGCACCTTGGACATGCAATGTTATTGCATGTTTTATCACATGTGTTGCTTGAGTACATCAAAGCAATACCATCTTCCCGCTCCGGTGTCGGAGCGGCCAATCACGCTTGGAATTTCTTCAAGCGCCTGTCGCACAAGAACCCTAGTGCGAATTTCATCTTTGGTGACAAAGATATCTACCTGTTCTCCACAGATTGGGAACAGGCCACAAACTACTGCGATCACGCAGTGGCCCAGGCGATGATAAATCGCCTTTGTTATAATGTCGGAATACCGACGTGGTACAGGCAAACGTGTGTATTTGCCCTATGTGCTCCTCGACAGATCGAGGAGATGGACGCGGACAAGGTATTGTCCCGCTACTTCACCACTCGTGGTGAACTTATGGGTGACCCTGTCGTTAAGGTCATCCTTCACTGCTACCATTTGGTAGCACGATTCTGTTCACAAAAACAGATAATGCTTGCGGTACACGCAAGGTAGGCTCGATTTAAGTTGAGTCCACTTACTCTTGGTAGTAAGAAATCCCTGATAACGAAGGGATATCGTCAACCGTAAGGTGGAGGCATCA